CAAACTCTTTCAAGGAGGGGGGTACTAAAAAATCAGGCGCAAGTTTTATAACCTTTTTTACAAAACCTATGAGTGCGTTATACATTCCGAGTATAGAGTTTACTACTGAGAATAATCCATCTTTCAACTTTAAAACAGCATATTTTAAAGTATCCCCGATGCTATCAAATCCTAGGTTTTCTGTCACAGATTCTAATAGTTTATAAAGACCAAACAATGCAGCACCTATCGCTAAACCTATCAGAACGAACGGTGCCGCTGCGACTACAACTGGCGTTAAAGCAGTTATTATAGAACTGAAAGCACCAATCATTCCGGGAATAAACGTTCCCAACATAAACAAACGAATTGCTTTCGCTGCGTTTATGAGCAACCCCAATCCCTTGAACGCCATTTGTCCGACAAACTTAAACAACCCAGCAGATAATTTTATTAATGTGGAACCCACCGCAAACGCTGCTTTGCCGAGTAGTATAAAAGGACCTGCGACAAGATTCGCTAGACTAACGGTAAACCCTGTCAACATACCAGCGAACCCAGCAACTCCTGCTAGGACTCCGGTGATGCTTCCTTTCAAATTACTAAATATAGAACCGTATCCAAAAGAAGAGTCTTCTTTACCGGCAGCAAACGCATCGCCTATTTTACCTTTTTTCTCCGGCGATTCTCTACTTTCCCTCCGATCTTCTTCTCGATCGCCTTCCCCTAACCGTTCAGCTCTATCCTTTTTATCCTTAACATCGATGTTGAAAGATAACGTATCGGACAAGACGTTATGAATTTCTTTCATAACACCTTTTATAGACTCAAGGCAATACTGTATCTCAAGATTAGAGTAGGCAATTACCTCTAATTTATCTTGTATATTCTCGTCTTGTAGTTCGGTTATGACTGTTTTTAATTCGGACATACGGCAACTCTAGTTTGATGCGTTTTTTTGTTTTATTCTTTCGTTCTCTTCCTTAATATACTCAATCAACATAGTCACGTAAACTTCCCTTTCCCACGGCATCATATTTTCCAACTCAGTTAACGAATAATTATGATGCTGCATCAAGGCAAAGTTGGTTTTATAATGATTCACAAGGTTATCGTGAGAAAGGCACACTAAAAAAAACTATCAATTCCTTTCAGCATTATAGTATTTTGCGTGCTACACTTTTCGCAAATATACGTTATTTCTTTTTCCAACCTTGGCATATCTGAGAAGAATTTGGATACCTTTTGAAACTGAGAAGAAGTTAAACTTTCTACAAAGGATTTCAATTCTTCAAGACTTTCATCTTTGCTGCTAATTCTCTCATCACCATGTAAGACTGCCACGATACACCTTGATATCATTTCCAGGGCAACTTCGGGGTCTTCTTCTACCTTGTCCATGTTAGTCTCAGACATCGACTTATAAGAAGGATACCTGAACTCAACCTTCACGTTATCTGTCAACGTAATAACATTTGAGTCTTTAGGGACCATCACTTCTAGGGAATCTAAGTCAACGTCGATGGGATTTTTATGTTTACACTCACTGTTGGTGCATGGGGAAACTAAACTAGAAACTTCGCCGACCGACTTGGAACGTAATTTAATAAACATGTATTCGATATCAAATAAAGTCAAATCGTTCATGTTTATAGAAGCGCCTTCCTCAAGACATTTTTCAATGGTATCAATCACTGACCTCAACGCTGCACGTGTTTCGCCAGATTCAAATGCCATCATCATGACTTTCTCTTCTTTCACAAGATAGGGTCTATATCTGACCATCTTTCCTGTTGAAGGAATAGTCATTTCATACATCGGTACTTCATTTAACTTTGGTAAAGCCATTATATTCTCCTATAAAATTACAAACCTAAAACATCAGTCACAATATCAGTTCCGGCATCGACAATGTCACGGACCGTATCCTCCACAGTGTCAGATGTAGTCTTACTCTGCTGAGGAAACTCTCCTCTCCAATTCTTATAACTCAATGATACACTAAATTCTACCAATGCGTTTTGTTGATTCGACAAAGGTATCGCTGTCATTGAAGTCGGGAATGCTTCAAACAATGAACAGGTATAAACCGTGTTCTCTGCACTTCTTATATCAATACTTAGATTGCCTTCAGACAACTCGCCCAAGTCTATGCCTCCAATAGTAGGAAGCGCATCCTCTACACCCTGAGGCAACCCTAGATCAAACCCCAAGTCAATATCTAGTCCTTTAAATAACTCACCCTTTCTCAACTGGTGAACCTTTATATCCTGCACGTAGTCGTCATAGTAACCAATCTCATACGGCGCAGCATTAGAAACTGCGATGCCCATCCAGTCTTCAAAGTATGATTTTATTTTGTAGGTGTTGGACACGTAGAATGTTAGATTGATATCGCTGACCGCATATCCATAGGCATTCTTGGTCAATGGTATGCCAATCTGTCGATCCGCTGTGAGTATTTGGCGACCAGGAAGTTCAGCGGTAGTACAGAGTAGATTGAACTCTTTACTCGGGTAATTGTATATGACACCGCCGTCTGCGCGTTTCTTGCCTGCTAAAGAAGGCAACTCGACAACGAACAGGTTGCTCATCGCGAGTCCGCGTTCTTTGGAGATGTGCGCCTTGAACTGTTCTATGTTGTAGGTCATTAAATTGCTTTCCTAGAATCTCTGTATACTTTATTTTCTGTAGCACCTTTAAAGTCAGCAGTTGGTAAGAAGGTTGCTATCTCCCATTCTGCTGGTGGCACATAAGCAAAGTTGCCTCTGACATGATCGCCAAGATAGTGTTTGAAGCAAGGTTTGAAGTAACGCATCTTGCTCGATCTTTTTAGCATGTTATAAGTTACTCTGAACCGTGTGCTCTTGTCATATTTTTCATTGGTCGCAGTATCGAGCAGTCCGTCAAGGAACTTCGCGCGCAAAGTCATCGGCAAGTAATGCAGATTCAATCCATAAAACCCGTCTTTCGCGAAATCAACGATGATCGTCAGTGGAAACTTGTCATAGTACGGAAGCGTTTCTTTATGTTTCGGGTCGTAGAAGTACATATACATCTCGCCGATAATAAAGTTAGACTTGCTCTTTATCGGCTCGTCACGGACGATCCCTCTGCGGTTTACAGAAGTGATCTCTTGCGCTTTCTTGCGAAACCAATCTCTTGACTGCTTGGTCCTAGGATTGATTCCTGCCCGAAATGCTTCGTATTCTAAGGTTTTGAATAAGTTACTTGCCATACTCTTATTTATTCTTTTGTAGCAACACTTAATGGAACTATTTTAAATAAATCTTCTTGATCTGTCATAATTCTGTCAGAAGTCTTACCCCTGCTGTGTTCTAATGATGTTCCTAGTTCAGGTATAATGACGTGTTTGACAGGAGCCTTTGGTCCTAGAAAGCGAGTATGAGGAACTCCATGTCTAGATAAAAGACCATATCGAGAGTAACCCGATACAGGGATACCTAGAAAATGCTCAACCATACCGAACGGTCCTCTTAAGCATTTTATACCTTCCGCAAGTTTACACATCTCTTTTGCCCACCATGGGTTATAGAGAACTGCTTCCATACAATGCTGACCTAGATACTGCATTGCTAATCCTGGATTGTAGATGATCATTTCTGGGTTTGTAAGATATGCGTCATGTTCAAGAACAAGAATAGGTCTGCCTTCTTCATAACACTTTTTCCATAGGAGATAATGACTGATGAAGCAACCTTTTTCTGCGGGTTTGTGCTTGACATCAAAGTCGAGATGCTTGCCTAAATGAAGCGTATCAGGTGTGACAGCATCAAAGAAATTTACTTCAAATCCAGCGTTAGTCCAACTCTTTGCGCAATACTTCGCATATATTTCAGACGTCTCATTATCTTTAACTCGTATCATCCATATATCAAAATCACTCATTTCTTACCCCTTAGAGTTCAATGGTTTTTTCCTTTCTTAAACGGTTTGAGCGGTTTGAGTTTTCCTGGCATCGGTTTATTTCCTTTAGGCATGATACCCATATTGCGCAGCGTATTCTCAGTCCAAACTTCAAAAGTCCATCCGTTGTCCTTTGCGACTTGGTTTGCGGCATGCCACTTGTTCATATTCTTTACATACTCAAGACCTTCGCGAATATACTTCTTGGTCTTGCGTTTGGATTCCGGAGGACGGGTCTGCTTGTCTGGTTTGATTTCTACTAGCAGTGTTTTTCCGTTGTCGAAGCGAATAAATACATCTACAAAGTATCGGTGATATTTTTTATCGACTTCATAATAATAAGGAATGACCACTTCTTCTGATGACCACTCTTTTATGCTGCTATTATCGTCGCACCATTTAAAGACCCACTTCTCCCACATGGATCGGTAGACTACGTTCTCGGCATCGCCACGATATTTCTTCTTATTCTTTACTTTGTACTTTCCGCTATATGTTTTCACAATTCGCTATAAATAGGTGAATAGGATTATTATTTATTAGGACCAATAGTTTCCATGGCAGAAGATCTAAGATACCCGATAAAGAATATAGATTATCCTGGACAGATAGTCTTCACTCCATTGATAGAGCAACCTGTCGGTGCCGAGGAACTTTCCAATTCAGTCGCAAATGCTACTTCGGGTGATGCGGAATTTCAGGGTGGCGGATCAGATCAACAAACACAAACAGGCGGTGGCGCGAAAGTAACAGAAGGCGAAAGGAGTTGTATATTATACCTTCCAAGTTCGCTGGCGATCGCTGACGGTGTTACATATAACAACGTTGACCTTGGTACGATGGGCGGTGCGGCAGAAGCAGCAATGGTTGGAGGAGGTTCAGCGCTCGGCGGTATCATGGGTGCGGCGAAAGGTGAAGTTGGTTCTTTCATTGATTCTTTTAAATCCGGCGCACCAAATGACACAAGCAAACTCGCAGCAAATAAAATCGCCGCGAATCTTGGTGGTGATGGTATAGGCGCTGCAGTTAAATCACAATCAAGAGTAACAACAAACCCAAACACTCGAGCACTATTCGAGTCGGTGCCACTGCGGTCATTTTCCTTTTCGTTTACCATGATTGCACAGAGCGCCGAGGAAGCAGAAGAGATTAAACGTATCATATACTTCTTTCGAGACGAACTGTATCCTGAAGAGATAAAGACATCTGCCGCAGGATTTGATTTTTCAATCGGTTACAAGTTTCCAAACCGTTTTGCTATTGACTTCTTATACAACGGAAAGGATGTTGCCACGAAAGTACAGCATTCATATCTGACCTCTTTTTCAACAACTTATAACTCCGGTGGTATGTCCATGCACACAGATGGTAATTTTCATCAGGTGGATGTACAAATGGAATTCCTAGAATCTAAAGCACTATCGAAAGAACGTATTAGGGAAGGTTATTAATGTCTAAGTTCTTTAGAAATTTTCCAGTAGTCGATTACAGGTTCGGCGATAATATCAACACGAATCGTTTCAACAACCTTTCTGTTTATGTTGACATCATTGACCAAATAAAGGACGACGCATCTTTCTTTGAAAAGTATAGCATCTTCGAAGATGAAAGACCGGATCAACTATCAAATAAACTCTACGGAAACCCCAGTTATCACTGGACGTTCTTTTTATTAAACGATCATTTACGCGAAAGCGGATGGCCGGCATCTAATTTGGAAGTTGTATCATTAGCGAAGAAGTATTACCCTTATCGTACGATTACCACCAAAACTTCTATTGCTAGCACGTTGACTCCTGGTAAAACCATAGAAGGGACATCCTCAGGTTCTACTGGAACGATTATCTCCAGAAACCTAGACCTTGGGCAGATAATAGTCGATTCGGTAAATGGTTTTTCTAATGGAGAGGTGATCTACAACACTGAGGAAGTGACTCAAACAGCAGTTGTTTTTACCAACACGTTACAGTATCTTTCGGTGCACCATTATGAAAATTCTGATAAGGTATGGACAGACATTGACCCAGCGCTTCAGACTCCTGGAGACTTAGTATCAGTAACTCACCTTGATAGACTGCGAAACAGAAACGATGATCTGAAGCTGATTAAGATATTGAAACCAGCAGCATTGACTAGCATCGTGAGTGAATTCAAAAGACTCTTGGTATCATAATGGCAGAATTTGCTAAGAATCCCCAGAATAGCGGGCAACAATATAAGATTACGAACGCTATCATTACTGCGGACCGATTCGGCGACTTGGAAATAGAAGTCACGAAACAGATTGCAGAACTGAACGTCTTTGAGCATCTAGAGAAACCGTATTTAACAGGTATGCTCATGCTTGTCGATGACGGTAATATCATGGGTGAGATAAAGTTCAAAGGAACCGAACGTTTTTCTTTTGAAGTCTCCAGCGTTGACGAAGGATTGAATGTAGGTTTTGAGCATACTTTTATTATGCGATCAATCGAAAGACTTGAACGCACCAGCGATAAGACGGAAGTTTATCTCATCTCCTTGGTCGATGAGCATGCGTTTCAGGATGCTACCATAAGATTTAGCAAGTCTTACACCGGTAAACTTGAAAGTATCGCGACTGGTATTATCATCAGCGAACTGAATAAACAGGTAGATATATCTTACGCAAGGGAAGTTTCGGTGCAACCTCCTACTAGGATCATCGTTCCATACATGAGTCCGTTGAATGCAAGTAAATGGTTGCTGAACAGGGCAACTACAAGGAACGGAGCACCCTATTTTATATATGCTACCATGTATGACTCGAATATACGCATCGGTGA